TTTCTGTCAAGTAGATGGAAGTGGTAATACCGAAAACCAAGTCAATCAAGGAACTTCAGGTGGTGTATATGCTACTGCTGAAGCTCACGATGGATTTAGAGTAATGTTTAATAGTGGTAATATTGAAGCAGGAGAATTTACTTTAATAGGATTGAAAGGATAAGGAGAAATATGGCTAAAAAAATAGTTAATAATGTTGAAATGGATATGACTGCTGAAGAAGAAGCTCAAAAAGTTACTGACGCAGAAAATTTCCAAAAAGAGCTAAACGAAAGACAAGCACTAAAAGATTTAAAAGCTAGTGCTAAAGCAAAGTTAATTGCAGGAGAAGCATTAACTGAAGACGAAGCAAATACAATAGTATTGTAATAATAAACAAGGAGTAACAACAAGATGCTACCAATAGGGACACTTTTAAATATAGGTGGAAAACTTGTAGGCGGATATATGAATCGTAGAAGAGCTATATCTGACCAAAAACATAAAGTAGCTTTAGAAGAAATTAGAACAGGGAATGAAAGAGCTAAAAGAAATGGCTCATTGTTTCTTGATTTAGTTCTTGGTGCTTTTATTTTAGCACCTTTAGGTATTCTAGCGTATGGAACATTTTGGGGAGACCCTGCGATGTTAGCAAAAACTAGAGATTATTTTGACTTGCTAAAAGAGATACCTGAAGTATATTTATACTTAATCTTTATAGTAGTCGGCGGTAACTATGGAATATCAGTTACTAATTTATTATCAGGAAAGAAGTTTAAATAAAAATGAAAGATATTAATGAATTAAATTTAGAAGTTGAAAGAGTACGAGGCGATATTAACCTTATTAAACAGTCTGTAGACACTATTAAAGACAATCATTTAGTTCATTTAGAAAAGAAAGTAAATGGAATTAATAGAGTTTTATGGACAGTTGGTATACTTATATTTACTCAATTAGTTATTACGTTGAAAGGGTTGATTATATCATAGTATGAAAAAAGACAGAATAGATGTATCAGATAAAACTGCTATAAGTATGCCTATGCGTAATTTAATAGGAATAATCTCAGCCGTAGCTGTTGGGGTGTACGCATTTTTTGGTATACAAGAAACTCTAAACAAACATAGTACGACTTTAGAGTTAATGGAAAAAGACTTAAATCAAAATACAGAATTTAGAATCAAATACCCTCGTGGAGAATTAGGTCAATCTTCGGGAGAGGCAGAACTTTTTATGCTCGTGGAACATATGAGCGGTTTAATTGAGTCTATGGAACAAGAATTAAAAAATATGAGAAACAATAAAGTTAATATTGATTTCTTAAAAGAACAAGTTTCAAAACTACAAATAGATGTAGAAAAATTAATCAGAAAGAACGGAGCACATTAAATGGTAGAAATGGTTTTTGCATTATTACTAATCTCAGACCACAAGATTATTGAACATCGTATTCAAAATTCGTTAAGTCATTGTTTGAAGGCTAAGCGTTATGCGATGAAGGATAAATCATCTACTGATAGAGTGGTCTACAAATGTATAAAATCTAAAGCAAACGTAGAGATTTATATGGGAGAGAAGAAAATAACTTCTTTGATATTAGAATAATGAGTAAGATTTTACTCGTTATTACTTTTTGCTCTAATTTAGGTTGTTTACCCCCAATGACAAATGAGAAATGGGTGTTTACAAAGGAAGATGATTGTTATAAAAAAGGATATTACGCTATTGCAGAAATTGCTGAAACTTATATGGACACTGTAGGTGTTCAAGAGTTTAAAAAAATGGGAGTTAGAATGTTTTATAGCTGTGTATCAGAAGAAAAATGGAATAAAGAAATGAAACCAGTAGAGGAAGGAAAACCATCAGTATTTGAGCTAAATGCTTAATACTTATATATGCCAAAATTAAAACCTTTAATTTACGCATTTTTCTTTTTTTACTTTGTAGGTTATTGTACCTTAAACAAACTGACAAACTTTACAGAGGAGTCTTCTTATGATTATGACCATAATAAGATTTATACACCGAATTACAACAAGAATAAATATGTGGGCTTACAAAAAAGAAGTGTATCACAGATACTACAAACACCGAGAGAAGAAATAAATGGCGAAAGCACCAAAGTGGGGAGTAAACAATTATGTTAGAGACAAGCCCAAAAAAAGAAAAGGAAGACACACAAAGTCTCCCAACAAAAGCGTCACAAGAAAAAAATACAGAGGGCAAGGACGTTAGAATAGAAAAAATTATAGAAGAATTACCTGAATTATTAGTTAAACACGCATACCAAAAATTAAAATCAGGACAAGAGCTAACAGCTTCAGAAATGAAAGTATGTTTAGAAGTTTGTAAAACTTATAGCTCTGAAAAATTAGGTGCAAAACCTGATAACATTCTTGAGAAAGTACCTTTTGACACAAATGGATAATCGCTTAAAAAATTTTAAGAATTTTTTGTATTTATGTTGGAAGTTTCTTAACCTACCTAACCCAACTCCCATACAATATGATATTGCAGACTATCTACAGTCAAAAGAGCGTAGATTAGTTATAGAAGCCTTCAGAGGCGTTGGTAAATCTTGGATTACGTCAGCATTTGTCTGTCATCAACTTTTACTAAATCCTCAAAGGAATATATTGGTAGTTTCAGCTTCTAAAAACAGAGCTGATGACTTTAGTACCTTTACTCAAAGACTAATCAATGAAATGCCAATATTACAACATCTAATTCCTAGAGATGACCAAAGACATTCTAAGATTAGTTTTGATGTAGCTCCTGCTATAGCATCTCACGCACCTAGTGTGAAATCTATGGGTATTACAGGACAGCTTACAGGTTCTCGTGCAGATTTAATTATTGCCGATGACGTAGAATCAGCAAATAACTCACAGACACAATTAATGAGAGACAGATTAAGTGAAACTGTGAAAGAATTTGATGCGATTATTAAACCCGAAGTGGGTCGTATTATATTCTTAGGAACACCTCAAACTGAAATGAGTTTATATAACACATTAGAGGAAAGAGGTTATAAGACAAAAATATGGACAGCGTTATATCCAACTAAAGAACAAACGATTGGTTATGGCAGTAAACTGTCTACTATTATTTCTAATATCACAGATAAAGAAGGTAAACCTACTGACCCTGAAAGATTTGATGATATAGATTTATTAGAGCGTTTGTCTTCATATGGACGTTCAGGATTTAACTTACAATTTATGTTAGACACTACAATGTCTGACGCTAATAGATACCCTTTAAAGCTCAATGACTTAATTGTAGCTTCAGGTTGTACTACTTGGAAAAAAGCTCCTGCTCAAATTCAGTGGGCTTCAGGTACACAACAGATTAAAGGGATAGACCCTGATATACCTAATGTAGGATTAAAGGGTGATTATTACGTTGCTCCTTTACACATATCTGATGAATACGCAGATTTTGAAGGGGTAGCTATGTCTATAGACCCTGCGGGTCGTGGGGAAGACAAAACAGCGTATGCGGTGCTTAAAATGCTTCACGGAGTGCTTTATTTGACCGACATAGGAGCTTTAGATGGTGGTTACTCAGATGCTACCTTAGAAGAGCTTTCAGCTATAGCTAAACGTAACAAAGTGAATAACGTGGTTATTGAATCTAACTTTGGTGATGGTATGGCTACAGCGTTATTAAAGCCTGTTATGGCTAGAATACACCCTTGCCAAATTGAAGAGGTAAGGCATAATATACAAAAAGAGAAAAGAATTATAGATACCTTAGAGCCTATTATGAATACTCATAGGCTAGTGGTAGATGAGAATACGATTAAAGAAGACTTCAAGTTAGAACCTAATCATCAACTGTTTAGGCAAATGACTAGAATAACTAGAGATAAAGGTGCGTTAAGACACGATGACCAAATTGACGCATTAGCTATTGCGGCTAATTACTGGGTTGAGAGAATGGACAGAGACCAAACTTTATCTTATCAACAACATAAAGACGAACTAATCAACAAAGACTTAGAAAGGTTTATGGAGCACACAGTTGGTAGACAACCTAGACGGGATAGGTTCATTTAAGTACCCGTATTAGGGAAGACAAAGGTTAAAGCTATTACTATAGCTGTTTACTTACTCACTCTTCTTATGAATATAGAATTATGGAGAAATGTGAAAATTGTGGACACGAGTGCCACTGCGACAAAGAGACTCATCAAGATGATTGCTGTGGGTCTTGTAACTGCGATACTTCTAGGGACAACGATAGGACATACGAAACAAATGGATAATATATTTAATAATGCGGGTAATATAGAACAAGGACAAGGATTTGCAGGTGAAACTGGGGAGACTTACGCTAATGATAGGGAGACACCTTTTGTTGTCTTTGATACGCCTCAAATGGGAATGAGAGCTATCTTTAGAGACATTAAAACTAAGATTAAGAAGCACGATGGTGTTCTTTGGAGTATAGTAAGTGAATATGCTCCGCCTAGTGAAAATAACACTGATTTATATTATGAGAAACTTAAAGCGGCTGTAAATGGTGATACTATGATAAATGAGTCTCATTTAATACCTATAGTCAAAGCTATAATTACTCACGAGAATAAA